TCACGTCTACCATTCTCAGATGCTTTTACTTTGGCGGCTTTTCTATTAAAGATACCACGCTCACCTGATTTAGATTCGTATAATGATGTCCACTCTCTCATGAATGTACCCATCTCAGGCTTACCTTTGAATGCTACAGAATTATTAGCTAGTGCTCTTTGTCCTTCATTCTCCCACCATTGACCTGACTTAGCGTGACGCATTTGATCATCTCCTAAGTTAGATAAAGATATAAGAGCAGAACGTCTAACACCACCTACAACTACAACTTCTCCTATCTTACACATGATATCATGACACTCAATAGGGTACAATCTTCTTCCTGCTGCTTTTTTGAAAGTAGCTATGCAAAAATTATATAGGTCAATTAAAGGTTGAGGACCTGATGCTCTACCACCAAACGTCTTGAGTCTAGCACCTGCAGGTCTAACCTGTGATACATCAAGAGATGGTATCTGTCCTACATATAACATAGCTATCAACTCACGTAAAGCTCTTGCCCATCCGGGTCTGCTATCTGCAACTGTAATCACAGTCGTGCTATCCTCAAAGTGTTCATTTACTGTAGGTAACTTATCCACATTTTCTCTTTCAACAGAGAAGCCTACACCTGTACCACACATAAGTATGTACATACATTCATCAAAAGAACGTGGACTATCCACAGGTATATAACTACAATTATATCCTGCTACATGACATCTGTCGAGTGCTACTCCTGCAGTCATCAATGCTCTCATACTAGGCATAGTTCCTAGTGATAATATAGAATCATTTAGTTTTTCTCTCAGAGCTTTGGTTAAAATATAACCATGCTTCTTCTTCAAGTGATTTTCCATGTAGTCAAAATATCTGTCTACAGTTTCACTCCAAGTTTCTCTTCTTTGCTCATCGTCTTTCCATCTTGCATATCTAGAAAGAGCAATAAAATTCTGATAATCAGTTGGTAAATAGTTTTGCATTCATGTCTCCTCTGTTACTACCTTTATGTTTTTAACTTTCACTCCTTCTATTTCGTGAAAAGTCTCATGGATATATTCTTCCATCTCATCATCTACCCTGCCATCTGCAGGGATAGGATACTCTTCTGCATCTATGTGCAGAGTCATCATTATTCTAACTTTCATCTTCTTTATCTAACTCTTCAATCAACTCATTGAGATACCATTGTGCTTTCTTTAAATCTTCCACTCCATTTTTATATCTATATCTCCATAAGTATTTCATAATGTTTCCTTGTAAATAATATTCATAACCATCATCTGTCATAGCTTTGATTGCATCAATAGTTTCTACTCCTGACTTATTATAATGTGGTGGATTATTTACCATGTCTTCTTTTTGTTTTCTCATAATATTACCTACCTCTCTATACCTTTTTCTTATTGATTCATTATACATTCCCACTATGGTGTTTCCTTTTTAAAGTCCACATGAATTACATTACCACCATCGTCTTCTACTGTCAACTTATCTTTATACTTTGGATAGTCCAACATATCTTCTGTAGGTAGGTACTTCTCTGCTAACTTTTCGGCTGCTTCTCTAAATACTTTATTCTCTTCCATCAAAGGTATGGATGCACATACCTGTCTAGTAAAATATAACATACCCTCGAAGTCTTCATCATTCAAAGGGTTTCTTTCATCGAGTACACATTTAACAGACACCTCTCCTGTCCATCTTTTATCTTTACTAATGTGAGGTCTAATCACTACAACAAAGTCGTGTGATTTTATCTTGTCATCTAATTTCATATACTATCTCCTTAATTTTTTATTAGGGAATGTAATAAACTTAGGATGTTTATTTTTCCCTGTTTCTTTTATCCATTCTTCAGGTATAATTCTATCATGAAATTTAAAATCATATTTCATACACCACTCTGCATATGTTGACTTAGCACCTTTACGTAATTTTCTTCTGCTATTCTCAAACACAAACCTAATGTCTAGTTTTGGATGTTGTTTCTTTATTGCTAAATGTTTTCTCCTATCAATAGCTAGAAACCTACCTTTAGTTTCTATGATTATGCCATTGTTAAGCACAAAGTCAGGGGTATAGGTACGATAGCATAAGTCTTCCCATTGTATCTTCATACATTCATAGCCAAACTTACACTTCAGTTCTTTTAAGTAGTCTGAGATTTTATGCTCAAGACCACTCCTATACCCATGCTTTATTGCAATCCTGCGTACAGAATAGGGAGACACTAGAGTAGCCTTCTCCATCCTGAGAAAGGACTCCACTCGTACTCAGAACTATTATAGTTATAGCCAAGTGCTTTCATCTCTTCTCTTACTGCTTCGTCTGCTAACTTCTTAGCTTCCATTGCTTCACGTAAACCTTTGGTTTTCATTTCACGAAGAGTCTTCTTAGCCTCTGCTAGTTCTTTCTCCATAGAGTCTATGTCCTTTTGCAGGTCTTCTATTTTTTTATCTGCCATTATTTTACACTCCATATTTTATTTGCTTCTTCTTTCATACCTGACCATAACCAAGAGTCTAGGTTAGGATACATAAGAGAAGCCAACTCATGTTTATCATCACTGATAGACAAAAACTTTTGTATAGAAAGAGCTACCTTACGTAACTGTTTCTTATACAAAGTTAGATTCTTTAGTGTAAACTTCTTGTGTTCCTTTGGGGTAGCAAAGAATAAGTCTACACTACTATTAGGGTATGCCACAGAATATAAAGCCATCTGTCTTTTCTGAGCTTCAGTAGGTCTTGTTGGCATCCTTGTGGATGTCTTTAAGTCCACTATCTTATCTTTAAAACGGAAGTCTATATATCCCATAATAGGCACAGGCATATCATCAATAGGAACTTCAACCTTCTCTTGATACGCTTCAAGGTTTTCGTAGTCAAAGTTCTCATCAATGACAGAGCCAAAGCCTTTGAGTAAGTTCTTTTCTTTTGCAGTCTTTATATCTCCCAAGTCAATACCTGACTCTGCACAAAGAGACATAAACTTTACATCTAAAAGATTATAATCAAAGACTCCTTTTTCATACTTGTCTGCAAGTACAAACTCTGTAGCAATACCCCTTACTGCACTAGCACCTGTTGAAGACTTAATCTTAAACAAGTACCTTGCCACCCACAATGATTGGTCATTGATATAAGTATTTATACTACTAGGTGACAAGTAGTTTATGCCATGTGCTTTGAAGGGGTCGTTGCTTTTCACTATGCGTTCTCAACTTCGATGAAGTTGTCCTCTGCATTTACTATGCTCTCTACTGCACTAGACATATCTTCGTCTATAGATTTCTGAGAAGCCTGTTCAGACCACTCTGAAACTATGTACTGATTATAGTTTTCTATCCATGCTAGAAAATCAGCGAACATAGTTTGGTCTGTATCTGACACATCAAGTTTCTCTGAAAGATTCAAAGTGCTAGTAGGCAAATAGAACTGACTACCATTAGGTAATTTTCTTGCTTCAGTAGCTAGACTAATGGTATGTTGCACAGGAAGTGCCTTCATCTTGGCTAACTTAGTAAAGTTACTACCTATAGTTTTGAACGCATCTCTATTATCTATCTCCCATATAAAAGGAGTAGTCTCAAACGTAGAGGACTTACCATTAGCGTCTGTAACGTCATGTAAATCTACTAAGCCAAACACAACTCTGACACGTTTAACTTGCTTGATTAAGTCTTTAGTCTTATCAGGCAATGCATCAAAGTCCTGTATCCACCCTGCAGGTTTACCACAGTTGAACCCACCTTGATTGTCTTTCACATCTTTATTAAGATTATCTGCCATAACTGTCTTATGGTAGACACCCAAAGGCTCTCCTGCTTTTGCAGAGTTATTCTTTACAAACCTTTTATACATATATCTTTGCATGAAAGGTCTGATGGTAGCAGTCTTACCATATAGAACATCCTTCTCAGGAATATCTAATTTGTAAGTACCACCTTTCACAACAACCTCATCACCATCTATGATAGGTGTGTGTTGTATTCTAAATCTAGGTAGTTGTTGAGCTTTCTTCTCAGTAGAGGAAGAAGTCTCGTTGGCTATACCCATAGCCTTTGCCATAGATTCATAATTATTAGTGTCTATGGTCACTAGGTTTGCTTCAGTCATACATTTTCTCCTTTCTTATTTTAAAATGTCTCATAGTTATATCAGTTAATATCTTTAGTGTCAAGCCAATTATCTCCTATTTTTGATTCTAATAATAATGGTACATTAAAGTCTATTCCGAACTCGTTGTTTATAATATTATTTATGTCTTGATTAATAGTTTTCAAGATGAACACAACTTTATTTATTTCATCAGGGTGTACATCAATAACTATTGAATCATGTACTGTGTTTACAATACAAGACTGTAATAATTCTAATCTGTTTTCTATGTGATAGAGAATCAAAGGCACTATGTCTGCAGTTGCAAAGCTCTGCACAGGATAATTCTTTATCTGTGTAAAGTGAGATACAGAACCATTCATTCTTCTTTGTACATCAGGAAAAC